AACATACTTTTTCTCCATCCACAGTAAATTCATATTCGTTATCACAATCTAAAATCGAACATTGATTCTCTAGGACAAGATTAACCATGTTGGGTTCTTTGTGTTCATAACAATATTGTTTTCTTTTATTAACAAATCCGTAAATAGAAACATTACTGCATTTTCTGGTTTGACATTTTTTCGTTGTAGTGTCAGTCATATTTTCTTTTTTATGTTCCCTACAATAAATACCTATTTTTTGAGTTGGAAAATTGAATGTGGGATGTTTATCACATTCATCTGCACGACAACGTTTTGTTTTGACATCAATCATATTTATGCTCTTATGTTTGAAACAACAAATTGCTTTGGTTTCAGTTGGTAAATTAAAACATGGAACTGTATTACAACCAATGAAAATGCAACGTTTAGTTTTAATATCAATCATGTCCTTCTTTTTATGGGTAGAACAATACATTTTTATTTTTTCTGTTGGTAAATTAAAATTAGCCGTTTTATTACAACCATCGTGAATGCAACGTTGTATCTTAATATCTAACATATTTTTCAATTTGTGTTCTGAACAATATAATGCCTCGTTTTCCGATGGTAGATTAAAATTAGGTATTTTATTGCAACCGTCATGAATACAACGTTTGTGTTTAATATCGATCATGTTCTTCAATTTATGTTTCGTGCAATATATACCAATCTTTTCAGTTGGTAAATTAAAATTTGGTATTGTATTGCAACCGTCATGAATACAACGTTTATGTATAATGTCAATCATGTTTTTTAGTTTATGTCCTGTACAATAGATCGGAGTAGTTTCTGATGGTAAATTAAAAGTAGGGCGTTTATCACAACTATCGTAAATACAACGTTTAGATTTTATATCCACCATATTTTCTAATTTATGATTTTTACAATATAATATTTTGATTTCAGTCGGAAAATTGAAACGAGAATTTTTATTGCAATTTTCATAAATACATTTTCTAGTCATATTATGTAATATTATCACTAAATCTTAATATCAATTTTTTTATATTTTTTCATAAAAATTCTATCCATTCTTTGATAGTTTGGTTATCATAACCTCTTTCTAACATTTCTTTTTTTACCACATTTATAAGTGCGTTACCATCATATTTTTCTTGTAATTTAATAATTAAATTACCGATCTGTTCATTTGAACTAATTTCTATCAAAATATCATCATAAAAACCACTAAGAATATTTAATAATCTAGTCATTCGTCCAGTCAAACATTTATTAATAGAATATTTTATTTCTTCTTCTAATATTGTAAAAAGTTCCATTTTATTTTTGTGTTTTAAAATACGATTAAAAACATAATGAAAAAGTTCTTCAAACGTAATTAAATACACACTATGTTTTATTTCGTGATCACAATAATGCAAAATTTCATTTTTAACTATTTCAGATAAATTTGATTCCAAAAGTTCATTTTTGCATTTTTCTAAAGGTATTAAATTACTATCTTTCATGATGTTTTCTAATGATGTCCTAAATGAATGTTGAACATTAGAATTATGAACATTTTCAACATCATAATAAACTTCGATTTGTGGTTCTATTTTTCTCAATTTATTTAACCATCGTCTCACTAGTATATGTGTTGGAACTTTTATTGGATTATTCAAATAATATATTTTTTTAATGTGTCTTAATTCTAACATATTTACAGGAAATTCTGTTATTTGGTTATTACATAAACATAATTGTTGTATTTTTGGCGGAAAATCTTTAGAATTAATTTTCGTTATTTTGTTATTATCCAAATTTAATATTCGTAAATTTGGTGGAAAGTTATTAACGGTAGTTATCAAATTAATTTTTAGGGCTAATATTTCCAAATCATTCAAAAAACTTCCATTGGTGATTTCAGTAATTTGATTATTACTTAAATATAAATTTTGTAATTTTTTTGGCATATAGGTACAATTTATTTTTGTTAAATTATTATTTTCCAAAACTAATGTTTGTAAATTTCTTGGAAAACTATTATGAATAATCTTAGTAAAACCATTATTTCTCAAATATAATTCAGATAATTTAATTGGTAAATTATTCACCATAGTTAGGCAATTATTGTCCAAATGTAATTTTTGCAATTTTTGTGGGAAATTTCCATATTTAATTTTAGTGATTTGGTTATGACACAAATTTAAAAATATTAAATTTACAGGAAAACTATGTGGTGTAAGTTCTTTGAACTGATTTTGACTTAAATCTAATGAACATAAATTTTCTGGAAAAATATTTGGACTGACTTTGGAAATTTTATTAAGACACAGATCTAATTTTTGTATGTTGTCAGGAAAACTATTTATGGCGATTTCAGTAATTTTGTTATCACATAAATTTAGATCTAAAAGATTTTCTGGAAAACATTTTCGATCAAATTTCAAAATTCTGTTATGTGCAAGATTTAATATTCGTAAATTTTTTGGAAAACAATGATGATCTATTTTTTTTATGAAATTATCTGCCAAATATAATACTTGTAAATTTTTTGGAAAATAAATACTAACTGAATGTAACATATTTAATAATCGTAAATTATCACACGTAATTTCCCCGATTAGATTACAAGACAAGTTTAATTTCAATAAATTAGAAGGAAAAAAACAGTACATTAAATTGATTATTAAATTATTGGATAAATCTAATTCTTGTAAATTAACAGGAAAACAATTTTTATCTATTTTTTTAATCATATTATATTGCAAATTTATTTTCTGTAAATTTTTAGGAAGACTATTTTTCCATAATTTAATTACTCTATTATTAGCAAAATTTAGTTCTTTTATATCATCATAATTTAATTTTGATTCTCGTAATTTTGTTAAAGAAATACAATCTACATGTCTGTGTCTAAGTGGATCATAAACGGGTATTTCATAATCATTTGGAAACATATTTTCTCTTATTGTGAATAATTCCATAAATATATAATTTGATTATATATTCATTATATAAATATTTACTCATTTTTCATTCTTGTAGGATATTTCAATTTACACATACCATCCTTATATTCAATATAATTATAATTAATGGCGAATATTTTAACAATTCCACAAGTTGGAACACCAAACGATAAATTAAGTTTAACGGAAGTTTTTTGTTCATCGAGACCAGAAAAATCAAGTGTTCCAGATGGTTGATGTTCTTCAGGTTTGAGTGCAAACGAATAAACATTGATACCACGACTAGAAGGAACGTTTGTATGATATTTATATGGTTGTATTGTGTTAAAATAATTGCCATCACATTTTTCAAATCTTTCATGATTACCAATGGTAAGTCTAGCATATGACACAGGATTTTTATTGGAAACATATCCATTCCTAGTGATAACATCTTCAGCACGAACAGTTTGATTATCTGTCCAATTACACCATTGATTATGTTTTTTGGAATCATCTCGTAAAACAACCCAAATTAGTTCCTTAACAGGATGATCGAAATCAAGATTAATTGAGATAGATTCAACAGGAACATCAATAACGACATTTTGGTATTGTAATTGTTCGATTAAATTATCATTTACTTCTTGATTTACTGCTAAATTTCTTCTTTCTTCAGTATCTAAATAAATATATTCCGACCACATAGATACATCTGTTAATAACATATTTGGAATTGGTTTTCCGATATGTGGTAATAGCAAATTTTCAAGAGAATTGAAATCAAGTTTTACTTTAACTTCACTAAATCCCAAAGAAATCAATGGAACACAGATATTATTCTTAAAGAACAGAAACGATAAAGGTATTCTCAATTTCTCAGGTAAATCAACATTACCTATCATTCTATCCATTCCTTTTTGTTTCCCAACAGGTAGTGATAAATCATTTAATATATTCATCCATGAACCGTTAATTTCTGATACAACTATTCCTCCGATACTTAAAGAGGCATTATTTATCAAGGCATGTCCTATATTATCAACCCAACCATAGCCATCTGGGAGTGATGGTAATGTTATTTCCAACCAAATCTCACGTAACAAATCGCCTATTCGGTTAATCGTGATTAATTTTGATTTTCCAAAAAAATTCATATTTTTATCAAAATCATTTTGTTTTGTATATTCAATTGAAAAATTTGTATGTTTATGATACACAGTTTTAAAATATGATATTTGTGGATTACCGATCAACATATCCACACTTTGACCACCTTGAGAAATTAATTGTATTAAACCACCACCCATTCTTTTTTTGTCATGTATAATAAAATAAATTTTGGTTTCAAACGCAATATTATTCCATTAATATACCAGCCATACCACAATCATAACGTATCATGTTGTAATTAACAGCAAATAATTTAACTGTTCCAGTAATTGCAGTGTCAAACGATAGTTCGAGAGTTACTAATTTATTTTCTGATGATAATCTAGTAAAATCGATAAATCCTGATGGTTGATATTCTTCAGGTTCAAATGCAAATGAATAAACATTAATACCTCGTGTAGAAGGAACATTTGTGTGATATTTGTATGGTTGAACCGTATCGAAATATTTACCATCACGTTTCTCGAACCTATTAATATTGTCCAATTTAATTGTTGCGTATGATACAGGATTACCGTTGCGGGTATCACTACCTAAAACTGTTTGATTATCTGTCCAATTAAACCATTGTTTATTTTTTTTGGAATCATCTTGTAAAACAACCCAAACTATCTCTTTGATTTGATGTGAAAAATCTAAATTAATTGAAATGGATTTTGTTGGTTCAGGAATATCAACATCTTGATATTGGATTCGTTCAATAAGGTATTCTGTTCCTATTTGTGCTAGACGACGCCGTTCTTCCAATTCCACATAAATATAATCAATGTATAAAGATGTATCTGTCAAAGACAAATCGCCACCGTTTGATTTTACCAATATATTGTCCAATGAATTAAAAGTAACTGATATTCTAACTTCGTGGAATGCTAATTTTATGATCGGAACACAATTATTATTTTTGAGAAGTGGAAATTCTAGAGGAATTTTTAATTTACGAGAACCATCGTTTCCTATTAACATATTCATTCCATTACGTTTTTCATCAGTTAATGTTAAATTATTATGTATGTTCATCCACGATCCGTTAATTTGTGAAACTATCTGACCACCCATATCAATATGTGCATTGGCTATCAAAGCATATCCTATATCATCCACCCACTCACAATCCACAGGTAATGTTGTTTCTAACCATAATTCATTGAACAAATCACCATATCTACCAACAATCAATTGGTTAGTTTTACCAAATTCAGAAATATTAGGAAAATTATTTTTTATTGATTCAATAGCGAAATTTGTCTGTTTATTAAATACACTAGTGAAACTAGATATTTGTGGGTTTCCTATGAGATATGAACTTTCGTTACCACAATGTGTAATTTGCATCAAACCACCACCCATCGTTTTTATTTATATTATAAATAAAAATTAATTTATGAACGTAAATGTAAATGTATAAATCAGTTCGTAAATTACTATAAATTATACGCCAATCCACACATTCCACCCGTATAACGAATACGATTATAATTTAAAGCGAATATTTTAACAGTTCCACAGGTTGGAACACCAAACGATAAATCAAGTGTAATAGGTAATTTGTCATTGTGAAGCCTAGAAAAATCCATTATTCCTGATGGTTGATGTTCTTCAGGTTTAAGTGCAAATGAATAGACATTAATACCACGACTAGAAGGAACATTTGTATGATGTTTATATGGTTGTACTAAATTAAAATAATCGCCATCACATTTTTCAAATCTGTCGTGCTCACCAAGAGCGATTTTCGCATATGACACAGGATTATCATTAACAATATATTCATTTCGAGTATTTACATCTTCCGCACGAACAGTTTGATTATCTGTCCAATTGAACCATTGATTATGTTTTTTTGAATCATCTCTTAAAACAACCCAAATTATTTCTTTAACAATCAAACCAAAATCAAGATCAATCGAAATTGATTCGACAGGTATATCAATATCAACCTCTTTATATTGTAATTGTTCTATTAAATTCTCAATAGGTTGCACCAATGTTCGTCTTTCTTTAGATACTAAAGAAAGACGCACCAATGTTCGTCTTTCTTTTGTATCTAAATAAATATATTCTGTCCATAATGATACATCATTCAATAATACATTCGGTGTTGGCTTTCCGACATGTGGTAACACCAAATTTTCCAATGAATTAAAATCAATGGATACCTTAATTTCATGATACGCTAATGCAACTATTGGAATAGTATTGTTTTTGAAAAGCGGAAATTGTAGGGGTATTTTTAATTTCTTAGGTGAATTAATATTACCAATCATTTTATCCATTCCTTTTTGTTTTCCAATTGGTAACGATAAATCGTTTAATATATTCATCCATGAACCATTAATTTTCGATATCCATTGACCACCGATACTCAAAGAAGCACTATTTATCAAAGCATGTCCTACATTATCAACCCAACCATATCCATTTGGAAGTTGCGGTAATGTTATTTCCAACCACATTTCACGTATTAAATCACTTGATCTGCTAATATTAGTTTGATAAGTTTTACCAAAAAAATTTTCTTCATCACGATTGCTTCTTTGTTTTATATAGTCAATTGAAAAATTTGTATGTTTATTATATACACATTTGAAATGTGATATTTGAGGATTACCGATTAATTTATTAGGATTACCAATTGACTCATCAGAATCGCAAATTACCAACGTGCTTACAGAACCACAACTAACCAATTGTATTAAACCACCACCCATTATTTTTATTCTATATAATAAAAAAAAATTAGGTTACAAACGCATAAAGATTTGTAAATATATTAAATATATGTCAAAAGTAAATTTATATGATCCTTTAACTAACACATTTGTTGTTGCAAGTTCGCTATTATATCCACAAGATGATACTTCAAATGAACAAGGAGGAATTGTCAAAAATAAAAAAAAACAAAAAAAAATATTGGAAAAAATACACGAAATAAAAGAGTTTATAAATTATTATAAATCAAGAGAATATACTTGGTTAAATGGTTCTGATTCAGGTTATGGTAGCAATACGGCGTATGATAATGATGACAAAGAAATATTCGAAGAACGCAAACAAAGAGATATTGATAGATTATGTAAAAAATTTACATATTATAATAATAAATTACCATCACATGTTAGGATTTCATTGGAAAAATAAAATGAACGATTGATTTATTGATAACTATCACTTATTTTGTATCAAAAAAAAAAATAAGTACCCGAAGGTCTTTTAATTTTGGTAATTGATGTGCCGATGTCATATGCTCGGGACATACCTTACTCGATTTAGCAGGTATTACATTTCGTGCATCCCGAAGAAAGGCACTCCACGTAATTCGAACGTACGAGAGGATAATCACGAGGTGAAAGAGTAGTAGGGCTATCGCCTACAGAAGGCAAAGTGGATAATTTATCATCCTCGGTGTCCCTTAACATTTTTATTTCATCTCTTGCTTTTTCAACATCCTTGTCATGTAGAACACAACGAGGACTGTCTCCTACAGAAGGCATCATCAATTTTTTAGCCATGCTTTCCAACATTTTATCCATTATCTCTTCAAATTTACACGACAAATGAACTTTCTTAAAGGTAAAATTCAAACCCGATCAATACAATAATCTCAGAACTTTATCATATCAATTTTATTAACAAAATAAAATTGATAGTAATATAATAAACATATCAATATATGTTTATATATCTATTAATAATGGGAGTACCACATTTTTTTAAAACGTTATGCGATAATTATCCAAATATTATATTTGATTCAAATGAAATGAAAGATGAAATAAATCATTTATGTTTTGATACTAATGGTTTAATCCATCCATGTGCAAGTAAAATTACTAAACAAAATATCAATATATCTAAATCAATTTTAGAAGATAAAATAATAAAAGAGGTTGTTAAATACATGGATTTCATAATTAATTTAGCCAAACCAACTAAATCAGTTTATGTTGCGATTGATGGTAGCCCTCCTCATGCTAAAATATTTACACAACGTTCAAGACGATTTAAATCTGCTTATGCAAATGATTTGACTGCGAAAACTCGTAGCGAATTGGGTATGGAACAATTAACAACTTGGGATACTAATGCTATTACACCTGGAACTGAATTTATGGAAAAATTGAGTGTTACATTAAAACAAGAATTAAAAAAATATACAGTTGATTTTGATGTAATTTTATCAGATTCTAATGTTCCGATGGAAGGCGAACATAAAATTTTGAACTATATTAAAACATCTAAATTTGATGAAAAAGATTCAATAGTAATTTTTGGATTGGATGCGGATCTAATTTTTTTGAGTATGGTTCTTAATAGACCTAAAATGTTTCTTTTGAGAGAGCATATGTTAATGAAAAATAAAGGTAGTAATACAATTGTTGATAAAGAATATTATGAAGTAGAATATGATTATTTATCGATCGATATATTGAAAACGTATTTCCATCAGGAAGTGAATTCTATGACAAATACTAATTATAATATGGATAATTTGATAAACGATTTTATTTTTCTATGTTTCTTAATAGGTAATGATTTTTTACCAAATATGAATTGTATTGAAATAGGGTTGGATGGTTTAGATAAATTACTAAAAATTTATTATGGATTATTGATGACCGAAAGCAAACATTTAATTGTCAATAATAGTATAAATGTTAGTTTTCTCAAAAATTTATTTAAAAGTTTATCAATGAAAGAAGATTCATTATTTAAGGCAAATTTTGAAATAAGAAAAAGAAAACATCATAGGTATGCTTATAGGTATGACGACACATTGACAACTAAAGAAAACAAACTAAAAGAAGTTTTGCACGAACATGATTGTGTGACTAGAAAACAAAAAGATATTATAAAATTTAATGAAAATGGTTATCGCACAAGATTTTATGAACATTATTTCAATATTGATACCAATAACGATGGAGAATTTAAATTTCATTTAAATGAGATATGTGATGATTATTTGAAATCGTTGTTTTGGAATTTCGAGTATTATTTTGTAGGTATTAAAGATTATCAACATTTTTACCCACATCCTAAAACACCTTTAGCATCGGACATATATCAATATATGTCGAGAACTAAAGATTTAGGATATACATTTAAGAAAACACCACCACCAAAACCTTTTGTTCAATTATTAATGGTTTTACCACAACAAAGTTCGCATTTGTTACCTAAAAAATATCAACATTTAATGAAATCGGATATTATGCAATATTATCCTGTTGAATACAGATATGATATGATAAACAAAAGATTTTTGCATGAATGTTACGCTTATTTACCCATAATAGATTATGAACGTATTTTAGAAGTAACTAAAAAGATTAAATTACCAAAAAATGAATCATCTAGAAATACATTTGGAAAAGATATTAAAATAACGACGCATTAAATGAACAAAATTTTAAATGTTTAACAACATTTAATGACATTATATTATATAATATGATGTCATCCGAATTATTTATAGGATTCATAGTGATATGTATATTTTTAATTATGCACTATGCGAATAATGATAGTTTGCGTTTTTTTAATCAAATCTCTTCTGATAACATATTGAACGATATTTTAGTTGAAAATGGTTTCATAAAGGAAAATACGGCAAATTTGCGTGAGAAAATGGGTATCCAAGATGAAAATAATGTGGATTTGTTAATGGCTAAAACTAAATCTTTAAATGATTTCAATCATGATGATAATTTCATTAAACCCACTGTTTTAACTTTATCTGATGAAAATAGAATAACCCAAAAATATCAATTATGGAATTTATTTTCTAAAAAATTAGATGAAAAAGATTTATTAAATATCTTACCTGAAACATTTAATTTATTGAATGCCAAAGATTTTAAAAAATTAAATGAACAATCTTATTATATTAATAATCCTGAATATATATTGAAAAGTGAAAGTTCAACATATGTTTCAAATAACGATATGGGAGATTTATTAAAGCATATCAATGACACTAATAGATTTCACATTCGTCAATTTACTGAAAGACTCTGTAGTTATCAAAAATTAAATTCATTGCGTTACACTGTTGCACAAAAATACGTTAAAAAACAGGCATTAATAAATGGTTTTAATTTCAAGGTTAAATGTTATTTATTGATAACTAAATATGGAGGTTCAACAAAAGGATATTTATACAAAAATGGACATATTTATTATGCTAAAGAAAAAGCAAATCCTTTACATATTAGTCGTTTCAATGCGATTGCATCAAGGGAAATGATGTATATGAATAGAACACCAGAACAAGTTAGATCTATCTATCAAGGTATGCCTAGAAGCATATTACAATGGAAAAAATTTCTGAAATCCAATACTGTTCCTTTAGATAACCTAGTTAATTTAAGTAAAGTCGTTTGTGATATTTGTGATTCAGAAGTCGGAAATAGTTTAGTAAGTGTAAATAATGAATCGTTCGGTTTATATGAATTAGACGTTTTATTCAAAGACGATTATAAACCATTATTATTAAAATTAGTTCCAGTTAAACAAATTGAAAATCCTACTGCGATAGAACAAAAAATAAGAAAAAATGTGTGGAATAGTACATTGAGTGAAACCAACTTAATCCAAAATAATGATAGTGGTATGAAATTGATATATGATTCTAAATAATTTATCATGATATTGTATAAATAACGTGGTAAAACCTAGAAAATCTAAAAAATCTAGAAAATCTAAAAAATCTAAAAAACAAATTAATTGACTTTGGATACAAAGCATATATAAATTTCATTAACAATGCACAAGCATCGAATATTCCTGAATATTGTGATAGATTCGAAAATATTGAAGAATTTAAACAATATTTTGTAAATCATGTGATATTTTCACTTGATTACCAAGCAGAAATATATAGATGCAAACAAATAGTGGTAGAAAAACTTAATGAAATTATGGACGACATAGATAATAAATGCAATCCCGAACAACCTACGGGCGGTGGTAAAAAAAAACCAAAATCTAAAAAATCAAAATCTAAAAAATCAAAATCTAAAAAATCAAAATCTAAAAAATCAAAATCTAAAAAATCAAAATCTAAAAAATCAAAATCTAAAAAATCAAAATCT